ACCACCTCCCCCTCCTCCTCCACCTACAACTACAGCTCCACCACCACCTCCGCCACCACCACCTCCGCCACCACCACCTCCACCACCTCCACCACCACCTCCTCCGCCACCTCCACCTCCGCCACCACCTCCTCCGCCACCTCCACCTCCGCCACCACCATGTTACAATTGCGGGGGCTGTCAATTTACATGTGGTAACGGCTTCTACGCTGCAGACGGCGGCTGTTGTCATGGTTGGGGATTCTGCTCAGACGGAACTTATTTTAACGATGGACCTGGAGGATTTAATCCAGCAGGGCTAGATCCAACAAAAGAATATAAAGGATTGGCTGGTCCAGATCTTAGAGATATTGAAAAGCTTTTTAATGAATGACCTCTACGATACAGAATTATTAAGTTTTGTTGATGAAGGAGGCTACATACTTAGTATACAAAATAATATATTTATTGCAGATATAGATAATGTCTATTACAAAAAAAAGATTAATTTAATAGTATTTGAAGAAGATGGAAGACATCTATTCTCTGTAAAAAATAAACCATTTAAAATAAGTCATAACCAAAAATTTTTTGATGTAAAGATAATAAATAAAGAAAAAATAGAATATTTTTTAAATCTCAAAACTTATTTAATTGATACAAGAAATGATTCTTTTATTAAAGAGTTACATTTAAATAAAAAGATATATAAAAATTTTATACGTTTTTATATAAATAAAGATGAATTACAAAATGGAAATATGATAATATTTTTAGATTCATCTAAATACGGATTCGACCCTAGATATGATTTAAAATGTCATATTAGCAAAGAAGCTTCTGAAGATTTTATATTAAAATATGGCGAAAATAAATTAATAGAAGAAATAGAAAAAAAAATAAAAGAATATAAGGCTTCTGGACATTTATATAAAACACAAAATGGATTAAGGTTAATATTAACAGATAAATTTAGAAAAAACGAAGATTACGCGCAATTAGCGAAAGATTTATATTCAGATTCAAAATACATTAATACATGTTTACTCGCAGGAAGATACGGATGTAGACTTACTCCAAAATTAAAAAATTATAAATTATTCGACAAATCTTATAATAAACTAATTTCAAATCTATCTAATAATGATATTGCCACAAGTATAATAGAAAATGATGGAGGAACACCAATAAAATTTGATCTTAAAAATATTTACTTTAAAGACGATAAACAGAATAAAAAAATAGAAAAATATTTTATAATTTTTAAGGATTTAGTAACTGGTTATATAAAAAGAGAAGGGTACGCTATTTGTAGAAAAATTAAAAAATTTAAGTTTTCTGAAGAGAATCCTGAAATTTTACAATTTTTAGATTATCATGATAAATGGACAAAGGCTAATAAAGAGAACACAATACTTATATGATAGATTTATATAGCTCTGAATACAATCATCGCGGGTATATAAACAGCATCCAAAAATATATAGGATTAATTGATGTAGACTTTATTTCTTCAGATAATAATTTTACAATAGATTTTACTAATAATTTAACTTTATATCCATTAGACGTTTATCAATTAAACATTTGCCCATATCAAAAATCATTCGATATAAATTTTATAAACATGGATAAAAAGTCCATATCAGAGATTTCTATTTATGATAGAAACAATAATGATCTAAATTTTAAAAAGGAAATAGATAATAATTCTAAAGTAAAATTTAATATACCAAAAGATATAAGATGCCGAAAAGACGAATTCTATATTCTCAAAGATAAAAAAAATGATTTAATGTTTAAAATTTTTGTAAATTATAATGCGTCTAAAAGAATTTACGCTGAAAATGGAGAAGAAAAAATTATAAATGACATAGAAAAATACTTAACTCAAAACAAAATAACTTCAAATATATATAGGACGCAAAATGGTTTAAGAGTGATATTACTTGATAAATTAAGAGGCCTATTTGATAAAGATTCATATCAAGATTATAAAAGCATAAGTAATTCTATATATGGCGATGATTTGTATTTAAAATACGTAATAGCAAGGGGAGCTTATTCTTTAAGATTAACGCCAAAATTTAGGAGTTACAAGCTTATAGATCAAAATAATTATAAAGAATATGAAGAAAAATTTAAAGAAAGCCTTGGATTAAAGTACCTTCATGGTCTTATCAGAGCCGTTGGAAACCCCTTGAATGGAAAGAAAATAATTGATTCTTTATCAAGAATATATTTAAAATCTGATAAATATTCTGTCGCAAAAATAATAAATAGAATTGGTGATATAAAAGATAAAGATATATCTAATTTTATAGAATTTCACGATAAATGGACAAAAGCAAACAAAATTAATACAATATTAGTATAACATGGTCTTTCTCTCTTATAACTTATTTCTATATAGATACAATAAAGGATATGATGCTAAATTAAATATTTTTAAAAAGCATTTTCCTGGTAAAGACTATTTGCTACCATATAGTCAATTAAGTAAAGATGAAATTGCTACAAAGATAAAATGTGATGAAAATGAACTAACTGGGCTATTTGTAAAAGATTTAGACTTTATAATGAAAAAATGTAGTGGACTAGCCGTTTTTCCAACAAAAAACAATTACATTGGACTTGGTACATATTGGGAAATTATCTCGGCAGAGAAATATGGTTTAGAAAAGTTAGTATATAATTCTGAAAAAGATATATTTTATAATAAATTTAAAATTAAAGAAGTTCCAAAGAAAATCAAAAATGCGACATTTTACAAAAAAATTATTTTTTTAGATTAATAATTTCTTCTACTTTTTTTTCTAGCAAAGCTAATTTATGATCTATTTTAAAAAGAATATCTTCAAACATTTTATTTGCGACTTCATCTTCGATCTCTGGATATGGTAAATCTAAATAAGGTATCTTTTTATCTATAATATAAAATACTTCATTATCTTTATTTTTCTTAGCAAATTGGCTTTTTGTTTTTATTAATATTTTATTCGTAACGACTTTACCAGTTTTAATTTCATATGGAAGATTATTAAGGAGATGAAGGACCATAAATCCATCCCCATGAGTTACGTCTTTGATAAAGTTAGATTGAAAATTTTTTACATTAGTTTTTTTATAAAAGAAATCTAATAAAATTTTAGCACCATTTTCACTAATAAAATAAGCATTTTCTTCTGGAGGTTCAAAATAAGCTCCCTTTTGTAATATTTCGAACTCGATTTGATCGTCTTTTATATCAGTTATTATGATTGATGTTTTTCTCAAAGGATCATTTATCTCTTTATCTAAAACAAATTTTTGATTTTTGAATATATTACCACTTTTTTCTATCACTTTAGTATGCCCAAAGAATTCATATTCATCGTAATATATATCTATATATTCATTATTTACTATATCACTAGAAGTCTCAAAAATATGTATTTTATCTATAGACTCTAAATTTTTAAAATTCTTTTCTATTCTTATAGTTTCAAAGTCTTCAATTTTAATAGAAGTAAAATCTGAATCGAATACCATAAACATATTCTTTCTAATTGGTATATCAGAAATATTTGCATGAATTAATATTCTACCGTCTTTTATAGAAGATGTATATCTTTGCATTATAATATTATATGTGATATTTTAGACTTATTCTAGAATTTATTATATCATTTGTTCTTAGTGAAAAATTCTTACCAACAAGATATCCACTTTTTAAATTCATAGATATTTTGGCATCTCCAGACCATGGACTCGCGTAATTAATATTAGTATTGTTAATTAAGCTATTTATATTCCTTATATTCATATCGTATGTATTTAACTCGACAAAAAGATCGATTTGTTCTTCATTATAAACTACTCTGTGTGGATATGTCTTTTCTAATGTATATATTGGTTGAACATCAGCCTTATAGGATAGGTCAATTTTTCTAATATCATGACTAGAAAATTCATTTGAATTATCTTGAAATATTAAAGTTGTAGAAGATCCATGAGAATAGAAATTTTGCTGATTGACACCGACATCGTAAGAATCTACTCCAAGTGTTCCATTGAATTGACTATTTGTAACACTATAAAATACAAACTCTGCCTGAGACGATATCATATTGTCTGGATCTGCTGAAATATTATATGATCTTAAGTAGCCACTATTAAATATAGCATTCCCACATGTTATTTTAAAATTATCTTTATCTCCTCCAGTTTTTAATATATTATTAATAAAAATATAATCCTTTGGAGCTTGAGATAGGAATGATACATTTATAACTGCCGCCAAACCATCTGCATTGTTTCCTCTAAAAGGATGTTTTTGATTGACTATATAAGCAAAGCCAGCATTTGGATTTATTTCTAAAGATATATTTTGAGCGGTAAAATTATACTGATTGTACAAAGCTGGAGCAATTCCATATTTATTGAAGCTCTGAATTGAAATTGGAAAATTTTTATAAGAATAAAACATTAATAGAATTTAGTGAATCTTCTTCTTGTAGAAGTAATTCCATCAACAGAGCTTGTACCCTCTATTGTAACGCTTTGCGCTCCGCTCATAACTACTGTATAGGTTACTCCTGGGCAACAAATTGCTTCTAAAGCAAATGTAAGAATTCTTGAATCACCTGTATATATTACTCTTCTATATAATGCTTCTGACATTTCAAACTCTTCTGATGCGCCATTAAATTTTATTAGTCTTGGATCAATTCTATTTAATATTTTTACTGGTAAATATTCTGCTCTAAAACTATATGACATATTAAATAGATTAGAATAGTCTTCTATATTTCCTAAATAAGAATTTGGAAATGCAGTCATTGCGGCTTTTGATCCATGTAGAAAGTCTGCGTCTAAATTTTGACCAACTGTATACATTCCAATTTGTCCAGTAGGAGTATTAAACGTGAAGAAAGAGGCTTGAGCATTAACTATTCTATCTGGCTCAACTGTAAAAGAAAAACTATCTAATAAGCAATTTGTATATCTAAGACCACCGATATCTATATCACCACTTGGAGCAATATCTGTTAGGTTATTCTTCATGTTATCTATTAAAGTTTTAATAGGATCATCATTTTGAATATTATATTGAAATGATACATTATGAGTAACTACATCATTAGGAACTTGGCTATAATAAGCTTGTCTTTTGCCGAGAGACTTGACTGGTGTTATATTATTAGTTGTTGAAAAAGTAATATTTGTTACAGGCATTGCTCCAGTTATACCATTACATATAAATCTAACTGGGGTATATTTAAAAGAATATATGCTCATTTTATTATATTACACTGTTATTTTTTCTAAAAGAAGATTAAATTGATTAGCCACTTTCCTCTGCTCATACGGCTTAGTCCGGTGTTCATTTTTATTTATAAATAAATTAGATATTTAGCCAATCTATCGCCGATTGCTCGGTGTCCTCCCAATTCTAAAAGTCCTAAGACTACATAGAAAAATTAAGTCTAATAGATCGTTTATCAGCTTAGGGCCTTGGTTAGGCTTTTTGGGCCTTTTTGAATGTATTTCGGAGATATTCCCTCTGTCCACTCGTTCCTCGGCTTGTCACCTTCAATTTATTTAATATCTTTAATTTTAAATAAAGATTTTCTTATTGTTACCAATAAGATTGGACTATGTCTTATTTATATTTTATATAAATTTGGGCGCTCGTGTCCTTGTTATTCCTGCGGAAGGTCAAAGATTAGTCTCTACACCTTCTTATATCATTTTTAAACCGCGATATAAGCTTGGCTCGGCGTTACCCTATATTATATGTCAAAGAACTTTTATTTTATATAGGACTTTCACCGAATTCACCCAATACGGCCATAAGGTGTTACACTTGTATAGTCCCGATTAGATTGTTATTGCGTATTTATTTGCTAAATATGTATTTACTGCTGATATTTGCGATGGGCTTAATTCTTTATTATATATTAATACTTCAGCTAAATTACCCTGCCAGTAATATTGTCCTCCCCAATTTTGAACCCCTAAGAATGGTCCACCATTTGGGAAAGAATTAGTATATGTGCTGCTACTATATGATGGAGCAAGAAAATCTGGATAAAAAGATATGAAGCCTGTATTATTTATAGCTATATATCTATTTTGATTACTCGACATAGTTGTTAATATATGCCATCCAGTTATCGCATTTGGGGCAGCAAAATAATCTCTATAGGTATAAGCGAATCCATCATAAATTTGACCATCTTCCCAAGCGTAGTGACTACCTCCGTCAATATTATTACCAAAATCTCCAAATACAGATCCAAGTTGTTTATTCAAGTAATCTGAGACTGTTCTTGCGACTGCAAATGCTGTAGCTCCTGTTGTTGAACCCGTGCTTAGTATCGCTGGCAAATCTATGAAATTCGATCCATCAAAAATAACCGAACCATAGCCATTAATCAAATGATTAGAAGCTTGGGAAAAACTTGCGCCAAATATTTCTGGAGAATTTTGAGCATTACTTGAATCAACAAATGGATTCTCTGGTTTTAACCAATAAACTAAATTATTTAAGATATTAAATCCAGGTAATGGGGTTGTTGTAGTGGTGCTTGTTGTAGTGGTGCTTGTTGTAGTAGTACTTGTAGTGGCTGCAGGAGTTGCACAACTTAAATAATAAGTATATATTGGAGATGTACCTTGACACAATTGACTTTGGGTAGTTACTATGACTTTGACTATAGAATTATTTAAATTATTTAAATTTGATACAGTTCCGCCCCCATTGAAACCTATTGGACCAGAATTAAAAATTAAATTAGTCCCAGCGTAATCATATAATGAAAATACTAAAATTTCATCAGAATTATCAACTGTAAATGTAAAATCAAATGTTCCTAATGCGTTTGTGTCAACATATCTTGTATGTATGCATGTATTATTTATTGTCCAGTTCGAATCATTATAATCATAATATGTAATTGCACAATTTCCTGCCAAAGCACTAACTGGAGTAGTTGAAGTTGTGGTTGTTGTAGTGGTTGTCGTACTAGTGGTCGTCGTAGTAGTACTTGTAGGACCAACAGTGCCAATTATTTTGAATGCTTTTGAATTATTTTCATTATTATAATAGTTTGATAATCTATAAGTACCATCCGAAGTTATATTAGTATTATCGACTGAAGTGTTTGAAGTAGTTTTAATTCTAAATTGAATTTGACCCATTAGACCGCCCCAACTTAATTCAATGTTTTCATTAGAGAAATTATCAGAATTCAAAGACCATTCATATAATGGACCACCTTCAAAATTATTTAAACTAGAATATAATCCTAAGTTCTTTGGTCCTTTATTTGAAGAACGATTTCCAACCAATATTCTTTTTAATGTAGCTTCATATCCATTTTCAATATTAAAACCAAAAGAAACATAATCATTTGTGTCCTGACTCCAAGCTTTAGAGCAAAATGAGTTTGATCCAGATGCCGCCAAAAGGCCTGGGCCTCTTTGTAAATCTAGAGCAGTAATATGATTTGAACCAATTCCAGTGACTAGATTTTCATCTCCATTTCTACCATCGAGCTCCCAAGCAACTAATGCTGGACAACTTAATTGATAATTATAATAAACAAAAGGCGCACAATCATCTGAATTTTGTACTTTTATATAAACTAAAGCATTATTCGCTTCTGATGTTTTTACAAATCCTACAGATGCAGAGGTTGATGTTGGTCCAAAAGGATAAAGTATATTATTATAATTAACATAACCACTAATTTGGTAACCTTCTGAATAAAATGCCAAAGAAGCAAGTCCTTGAGAATCTCCATCAAGACTAATATTTCTTTTATGTTGACAACCATAAGATACCCAATCTAAATCATTTGTTTCATTGTATATAACATCGCATTCACCTTCTGTTACAGGAACAGGAGGAGGAGTCGTTGTCGTTGTAGTCGTTGTTGTTGTAGTAGTTGTGGTTGTTGTTGTCGTTGTAGTAGTGGTTGTAGTCGTTGTGAATCTTTCGCAAAATATAGAATAAAAGTACCAAGCATTAATTGAGCAATCTATTGTCGAATCTATTAGTACATATACTGTAGCATATTCTGGATCTCCAGCTATTCTTTCGAAAAGAACATTTCCATAATATCCTGAGCTTTCTGTTCCTAAAGCGACAACAAGTCTATTACCAAGATATACATAGAAATTTAAATTAATATTATTTTCTGCTCCCCAATTGAAGCGTAAATTGCCCAAATCGCTTCCTATAAATATTCTTCTTCCATCTAAGCATCCTCCACTAACCCAATTTGGATTATCTACTTCATAATAATTATTACCACAAGTTCCATCTGGTAATAATGGAAATGGGGTAGTTGTAGTAGTCGTAGTGGTGGTAGTAGTCGTGGTAGTCGTGGTCGTAGTTGTAGTAGACGAAGTCAAATCATAAAAATATATATATTTTTGTCCTACAAATAGAATTTTTGATCCAAGATACTCAGCGGTTACAGATATCCAATTATCTAGATATGGTAATGTGGCAATTGAATAATTAGGTAAATTATAAGATGGTAACGGAACAAAATTTGTTTTAGAAATTAAAAATACATTTGTTTTTAAATCATTGGTCCTAGATTTTTTAACTGCTATGACCCAAGTACCTCCTCCTGGATTAATATCAAAATTTGTCCACGCTACTTCTGTCAATTCGTAATCTAATTCAAATCCAGCTGATGCCCAATTTTCTCCAAATCCTGAGAAATAAAATTTACCATTATTATTTCCAAAAGCATTTATTGTTGGAGTATCATTAAATAAACGCATTTCTGTTTCGCCCACGTTATTCTCCCATTCTGAAGGGGGATAATTTAGACTTTGCTGCCAATTTATACCATCAGAAGAATATGTGGTTCCAGTACCTTTAGCATGGGCGACAAAATTATATCTAGTATAATCTCTAACTATTTGAATCCAATTTCCTTCAAAAGGAAACTGTCTTATTGTATACGTTATAAACTCATTTTCAGAAGTAATATATTCATTTGTATATAATTCTCCATTTGATATTTTATGAGAGAATATCGCTATATATAATGGGGGCTGGCCGCCTCTCGTAATCCAATTTGACCCAGTATATCTAGAAGATGGCACCGAGCGAGCATAAAATTCATTTTCATTAGAGTCAAAAACATAAATATAATTTGAGTTTACTCCTCCTCCAGCTGTAATTATAAAACTTCCTCCAGAGCCAGCGCTAATAGAAGTAGGAACAAGTCCTTGCGAAATTTTTGAGGCTTCATCTTGCGGGATTGGGATATTAAATGATGCCCAATTAACTCTATCAGAAGTAATATATAATTTCCAATCTTTTGCTAAAATTGCCCATTTATAATTTCCTTGAGAATAAGCAGAGTCTATTGCAGTATTTTCTGGTATTGGTTGTATTGGCTCTGGAGTAGTGGTTGTTGTTGTTGTTGTTGTCGAAGTAGTGCTTGTAGTAGTAGTTGTTAATTCAGTGCATGGGTTGAAAGAAAAAGAATTTAACGACGGACAACTATTAAAAATAATTTGCTCAGTGCTTGCTTTATAAATTTTTATCCAATTTAAATAATTATCGCACTCTCCTAAACCATAGCCTCGATCTTGATTTCCTGGGATTGCACAAGAAATTTCTAGATTAATAAGTCCGCCTATTGAATTACTAGATATTTCGCTGATTTGTTGTTCTGTTAAAATAAATTGAGCAGTTCTATCTGCCCCGTCATCTGCATTATTTAAATTTGCTACGCCTAGATTTATTCCATTTGCTTGTACAAAAAATTCTGCTGCATTTGATGCCGTTGCAGTTGGACATGGTCCAAAGATATTTGAACGTTTTACTTCTATTATTAAATCTACAAAACATGGATTAGGACTTGTTGTTGTAGAGCTAGTCGTTGTTGTGGTAGTACTTGTAGTAGTAGTGGTAGTAGTCGTAGTAGTTTCTGGAGGAATAGTATCGCAACATATTAAGAAATTATTTCCATTAATATCAACAGTTCCTGGAGGTAATGATATTTGGGTACTTGGTCCGTTAATACATGACATATAAGGTAAATTACACAACTATTCTTTTTTTTTAGAATAATCTTAAACTTATATATATTATAATATATGCTAAATATAGACAAAACTTATCAATATTTCTCTAAGGTATTCTTAGAATTAATTAATATTCAACAATTTAAGACTGAATTTCAAGCTTTGGCACCTGAGATATACGCAGATATAGAATCATTTTCTCATAATCAGAATTGTTCTTGCAAATTTAAAATAGAGAATTATGTTAATATGTATAGAGATAAGTGCTCTACATTTTTAAATGATTTTATATCTAATCATAATATAGATGTAGATTTAAATAAAATAGAAACAAAATATAAAATTGTTAATATGTCTGGTGCAATAGAAAGAGTAAAAAAAGTAGATTGGCAAAATTTTAGAGATAGACTAATAAGAGAAAGGGCCATGTACAAGGCTTTTTCTGTGGTTCAAATAGACGATAATACAATTGACGTATATTTTCTATGATATTTTTTGAATTCTTATTATACTTAATTTTAAGTTTAAGCGTTTCATTCATGTGGAGTTTTGCAGACATATTCTTGCCTTTAAGAAACATAATAGCTAGAATACCATATATCAGAAGGCCAATGCTATGTCCCGAATGTAGTAGTTTTTGGATGGGATTTTTTGTGTCTTTTATTTACAATCCATTAAAATATGACTTACAGTTATTTTCATTCTTTTTTTGTGGATTAGCCACGCATCTTTTCGCGGCTTTTTTATATAAAATTTATTTTAAAATAAAATAGTTATAGATAATTAACTAAAACTGGAAAGCTTTTTGGGTTTTCATAAGATGTATCAGATGTAAAAATATATATATCTCCAGAATACAATCCAGCACTAATCTGACCAGTATCTTTAATAGAAAATAATATATCGCTTTGAAATGCTCCTGAACTTGATTGATAATTTATATAATTATTTGAAGGAAGTGATCCAGAAATTCCTGTCCTAAACTGTACCATCCCATTTTTCGTATTCATTTTTATCATGCTAGAATCAAATAATTGATTTCTAGTATTTGCATTCCAATACATTTTTGATTCTAAGCATGGTTTAAAAAATCCGCTAGATATCTTATCTAAAGATTTTGCTCCAGAAACTCCTGTGCCAGTGTTGTAGACTGTTAATCCTAAATTTAATTTTGGATATTTATTGTTAGATAATTTACTTATTTGTATTGGTGTTCCAATAGGATAAGTTTCAAAAGCATTAATATTTTCATGAAAATCTCCTGTATATTTAAAATAAAAATTATCAAAATACGCTCTTGATCCATGATCGTTTATCTTGTAGTAAATTGGTATATTAAACCCAGTAGTATTATATATTGTATCTGGTTTGTATATACCGCTAAATTGAATATACCCAGTATACTCGTGGTTTAAATTTAAACCAATTGTAGATATCTTATAAGATATGGTCCTTTTATTTTGAAGTCTTTTTCTTTTAGTTTCTCTATTTATAATTCCTCCTCTGACATGCCATGCCTTTGGAGACATTCTACTTATTGTAATTCTTGGATCTAATCCAGTAAAAATATATCTAAGCGTATGATTACCAGAATTAGATATATTAAATGTTCCATATAAAAATTCACCAGATATTCCCGAGTGTCGAATAAAAAAGTTTTCATTATTTCCGGTGATATTTAAATAATTTTCTGTATTAACTGCTGAACCAATAGATACGTAAGCTTTCTTTTGAGTCTCAGTACTCTCTTGAAAATTAAATTCTCCAGTAGATAGAAAGAATTGATATCTTACTGTACCAGGACCAGTTTTTTGATTTTTAATTTTGTAACCAAAAGCATTATTAAATGGAACAATTCCGCTATCACTAAAATGAGAAACCATAACGCAATCTATTGTTTTTCCTAAAAGATCTTGTAGCGTAGTTCCAGTTCCTTCAATATATATTTCATTATATCCAATTGGCGCACCAGAAAGAGTATATTTATAACCATATTTTTTAGATAGTGTTTCATCAAATCCGGCGCCAATAAGATCACCACTTGTAGCAAAAAATTGTTCTCCTGACCCACTTAGTTTTTGTGTTCCTGAATGAAGTATAAGATCAAAAATATTTTGATATGGGAATGTTATTTCTGACTCATCTCTTTTGGGTTCCCAGTATCCAAGAACAGTATTTACTAATTTCTTATTATTATTTAAACATTTAAAATTTTTAAGCTGAGTATAATATCCAGAATATGGAAGAATTCCGCTTGACCAAAATGGATTTGATTTAGTAGAGAATGTTTCTAAAACCTCTATATTTAATATATCACCAGATGCCATAAAAATATTACACTCCTATATTAACCATCTATAGTAAGTCTAATCCTCTTTGCTTTTGTACATTTTGGAGTAGTGGTTGTTGTTGTTGTTGTTGTCGAAGTAGTGCTAGTTGTTGTTGTCGAAGTAGTGCTAGTTGTTGTTGTAGTCCGAGGAGTAGTAGTTGAAGTTGTTGTTGTTGTTGTTGTTGTTGAAGCAGGAGGTGGTATTGTAGTTGTTGAAGTCGTAGTTGTTGTTGGAGGTGGTATTGTAGTTGTTGAAGTAGGAGTAGTTGTTCTAGTTGTTGTTGTCGTAGTAGTTGAAGTTGTTGTTGTTGTTGTTGTTGAAACAGGAGGTGGAAGTGGAGGCGGAGTTGTAGTTGAAGTTGTCGTTGATGTTGTTGTTGGAGGTGGTGTTGTAGTTGTTGAAGTAGGAGTAGTTGTAGTTAAAATTATTGGTGGATATACATAAGGAGCAAGTGGGGGTTGTGGAGATGGTACTCTTGGAATATTTGGCCCGCATAAAAAACTTCCTATATTATCATAAAGAAACGCTTGATATCTTAAGTTAACTAAAGAAGATCCATCAACAGAGGCTTGGTACGTTTCTCCAAGAAATATAGCTTCTTTAATGCAAAATCTTATAAGTTGTTCATTTGGATTTTTAAATTTATTAAATATAATATTAAATTCGTCTACTTTGAATTTGCATATTGCATCTCTTACGTTTTTAACTTGATAATCATTTAATTTTATACTAAACTCTATATCAACAACTAAAGGTGGTATAATTTTTATGTCTATTGGATAAGAACTTCCTATTTTATAGATTATATTTTTTTCAGAAGATATGTTTATGCTGAAATTCTGCAATCTATTAAAGGAAAAATCATCAAGAGATATATCTATATTTGAATAATCTGTTAAGTCTATTTGAGGTTGAATTAATGAATTTTGAGATGCCTTTGCTATTCCACTACCAAAATCACCAAGCGCATCAATTTGAACATTTAGTTGAGGTATTTGCCCAATTTGACAAGATAAGTTATAACTCGAAACCACGCCAGAATTAAAAGCAAAATATTTATCTTTATATTGAACATGTCCATTAAAAGTATAATCATAATCCATCAAGTAAATAAATGGATCATTGTCAATAAATAATTTATTTATGGATATTTGACTTATTATATTATTATTATTTTGATATGTAACTGAGTCCATTCCAAGGCTTTTGACGATTTCTACTGGAACTTCATAAGAGGCTTCGAAGTTTTGAATACCTACAATACCAGTATTGTTTATATATAATTTTTGATTTTGTTTTACAATTCTAGAACTCATGTCAATTATATTTTATAAGAAAATAGATTATATTTCAAAATTAAATTAGGGCCCATTATTAATTATAATAGGATTTGACCCTTGTGATGCTAGCGGTGATGGCGTAGTAGTTGTTGTGGTAGTTGTTGTTGGAATAGGTATTACGCCGGGAGTCGTTTGTGGGGCAGGTGTTGTTGTAGATAAAGGTAGTGATTGATAAATTGGTATATCTAGACTATTTATTATAGTTAAATTTTCTGCTTCTACACAATATTCATTATTCTCTGCAGGATGCATTATTAATAAGTTACACTATAAATAACTTGTGTAATATTACTATACAAGGTAAAAGGTTAAAATATGAGTGATTTATCGTTATATAATGTACCTGCTTATAATCCCTCTTCAACGTATTATAAAAATGATGTTATATTATTAGGAAATATTTACTATTACAGTCTACTTGATAACAATACGTCGAATACTCCATCAGTAAACTCTGTGGCTTGGGGTGGTTATAGATCTTATGGATCATTAGTAAAACCTGATTTTTTTTGGGCAGCAAGTTATGCTAATACAGACTTAAGATTAAAACCCAATATAGAGGTTATAAAATTTGGAGATGGATATGAGCAGAGAATGGAGAACGGAATAAATAGTAATGCTTTAAAATTCAATTTAAATTTTGAAGGTAGAGATAAGGCTGAAACGCGTGCGATAGCACATTTTCTGCATAAAAGAAAATCAAAGCAAGGATTTTTTTATAATCCTCCATTTCCATATAATTTCGATGCTTCTCAGGCTTATCCTAAAAGATTTGTATGCGAAGAGTGGACAATAACTTATAATTTTTATAATAACTACAGCGTTAGTGCTGTATTTTTAGAGACAGCTAATTTATGAGTGTAAACCCAAATTTAGCCGCAGGATCAAAAAAAATATTTTCTGAGTCAAGTAAATTAGAACCATCTACATTAATTAATCTATTCGAATTAGACTTTACTCAATTTGGTATTAATAGAGATAACTATGCTTTATCACAAATAACATTTGCTAATATACCTCCTCCTTATGCTGGATTGTCAAATGTTGATACAAATGGAATTTTAAGATTTCATAATTTAAATATAAATTTAGAAAATATTAGCACAAACCTTATAAATCCAGAATTATATGGACAGATTATTTGGAAAGGTAAAAGATACATACCATTTCCAATAACTATGGAAGGTTTTGAAATTGCATCTCGTGGTACATTGCCAAAACCTAGATTATTATTTAGTAACCATGCTCAGATTGATTCTTATAATACATTTTTTACTATTATTAAAAATTCAATTAGAAGCATAGGAGATTTAATTGGACTAAATGTAACTAGAAGAAGAACTTTCATAAAATATTTAGATGCTGTTAATTTTAAAAGCTCTGGAGGGATTATTAATAATGATGACTTTCAAATAGATCCAGATCCAAATGCAGAACTAGCTCCAGATATTTATTATATTGATAGAAAATTAAGGGAAAATAGAACTGTTTTAGAATATGAACTTAGTTCTATTTTAGATTTAGAAAATATAAGATTGCCCTTAAGAACGCTTTACAGTGAATCCTGCTCTTTTGATTACAGAGGAGAAGGTTGTGGATATGGCTTGGGAATATATGGCAACCAATTAAATCAAGGAAATCCAATAGCTAATGATAAAGATCAATTAATCACTTCTTTAATAAATAGCTCTTTAGTAAATCGCGGAGCATGGCAACAAAATACAACATATACTGCGGGAAATTATGTTTTTGTTAATATTGATGGAATTAAGAATTTTTTTGTAGCAAAAGCAACTACAACAACTTCTCCATTTGATACCAATTATTGGGTTGCAGACCAATGCTCAAAAAGACTATCTGGATGTAGAAAAAGATTTGGTTCTCCATTACCATTCGGTGGATTTCCAGCAACAAATAAGGATTTATAATATGGTTGATATAGAGCTACACGGAATCTTAGCTGAAAAAATTAAAAAAAGCAAATGGAGCTTGGATGTAAAAAGTGTGAGCGAAGCAATTCGAGCAATAGAAATCAATTCTTCTTCATTGTATAAAACTTTATACGAATTAGATAAAGAAAATATTAAATACCGAGTTCTAATTAATAAAAAAGATTTTAAAGTTTTTAAGAATGAAAATGAAATAAGAAATGACTTTGATAAGGTTTTAAATTCAAATTTATTTACAAATTTTAATGAAGAAGATTTACATAGTATTGATATCGTCCCTGTATTAGAAGGTTCATTTGGAGGTGGTGGATTCTTCCAAATTATACCAATTATTCTTGGTGTAGCACTTATTTTTACAGGAGTTGGAATAGCGGCTTCAGCGGGAGCATTTGGACTTTTAGCGACAACGCTTGTCATTGCTGGAATAGGACTTGCTGCAGTTGGCTTTCTATCGCTACTATCTTCTCCTCCTCCGTTTATAGCTCCAGAATTTAATGCACCAGACGTAGCTGGACCAAAGGGTGGAGGAGGAAAATCATATTTATTTGATGGTCCAGTTAATACTGCTGGAGAGGGTGGACCAATTCCAATTGGATATGGAAGATTAATTGTCGGATCGAAAACTATTAGCGCATCATACATTACTACTCATGTTCCAGCTGGATCTCCAAGGACTACTTAATGAAAGAAAAAAATAAAAAATATTTTAAAATTTTAAAGGGTTCTGGAGGAGGAGGTGGGGGTCCACCACCATGTTATCCCGCTCCACCACCAGATCCACACACGCCAAAAGAAGCTGAAGAAGGAATTATAAAAGATGGAAAGAAACTATCAAGAACTGAAACAGAAGTAACGGATTTAATATGCGAAGGCCCAATTGATGGTTTAGTAGAAGGATCATATAGATACGTTGGAAGAAATGGTAGAGTAGGATGGGATTCAGTTACTTTTACTCCTTATGAAGGTGGAGCAAGAAAATTTTTACGCTCTGTATATTGGAGGAACGTTCCTCTATTAGATGAAGGAGGAAATTTTAATTACAGTGACATAAACTTTAGGTATGATAAAGGCGATCAAACTACAGCAACGAGCCTTGTAAGTGATCTAAGTGGTAATCCAACTCCTCAAGCTTCAAGAACATTATCTATAGGAGATATACTAAGATATAACCCGCCTGGTACAGAAGATTTTGCAAAAAATTATGATTTTAAAAGTACAAATATTAGCTCTTTAATAATATCAATAAAAATTGACGGATTATTCGATCAGCAGAATGATCCAAATAAAGATAGACAAACTTTTAATTTAGGCTGCGGACAATCGGTAAAAATTTCACAAACTTTGGGAGATATAAGAGATCGATCAATAAGTTTTACTTTTCAAATTTATAAACTAACTACTACTGGAAATGTTTTAGTAAGAAATATCAGTGCTTCTTCCTCGGGTAAAATTACATCTGGTTTTATAGATACATGGGAAGTTAATTTAAGTGGTTACTTTCAACCAGACGAAGAAAATCATTTAGGATGGAGAGTAAAAATAAGAAGAACATCAAAAGAAAGCACTACTCTTAATTTGAGAGATGCTTGCAGCGTACATGCTATAACAGAAATTTTTAGAGAACAATATATATATCCAAAAACAGCAATTTTTAAAAGTCTATTTACAACTGAATATTTTGATGAAGTCCCACCAAGATCTTATGACGTAAAATTATTAAAAGTAAAAGTTCCTAGTAACTATGATCCTATTAAAAAAACTTATACAGGAGATTGGAATGGAACATTTAAATCTAATTTAGAATGGACAGATAATCCTGCTTGGTGTTATTATGATTTATTAACTAATAAACGATATGGTTTAGGAAAATATATTAAAGATGCAAATGTCGATAAATGGAATCTATATAGAATTGCTCAGTATTGTGATACAATAATATCAGATGGATACGGAGGATTAGAACCAAGATTTACTTGCAATGCACTTATAAGTGATTTTGCAGATGCATTTAGCTTATTAAATGATATGGCTAGTATTTTTAGAGGGATGTCGTACTATGCAAATGGCTCAATTTTTGCAATAGCAGATATACCAAATGAGCCAATAGTATTATTTACAAATGCAAATGTAGAAAATGGAGATTTTAATTATTCTAGCAGTAGTAGAAAAGTAAGAAATACGGTTGCTGTCATTAGATATAATGACATGTCAAATTTTGCAAAACCTGTTGTAGAATATGTAGAAGATCCAGATGGAGTTAGAAAGCATGGAATTAGAAAATTAGAAATAACAGCTTTTGGTTGTACTAGTCAAGGTCAAGCATATCGTTTAGGAAGATGGGCTTTAGCTAGCGAACAGTTAGAGACAGAAACTGTAGATTTTACTGCTGGTCTAGAAGCTTTATATATAAAGCCTGGAGATATAATAAAAATTCAAGATCATAATCGTATTTTACATAGACTAGCTGGCAGAATATTGAATATATCAATAGAAAATGGTCAACATACTTTTATTTTAGACGAAGAATTTTCAAAATTAAGTAGTTATTTCTCTAGTAACTATCCTGGAAATGCATATAAATTAGAAATTTTAACTCCAACTTTTAGAACTACTGGAAATATGTATTCTGACTTTGTTAGTAGCTATAATAGAACAGAAATACAATCTGGTGTATTTAATTTATCAAACCTATCTCCAATTACAGGGTATGACCCAGATAGAGTATTAACAAAAATTAATACCAATAAATTATTTGATACTAGCAATTATGTTTTACAGACAGGAACAATTTGGTCTATGCAAACTGCTGGAGGTAATTTTAATTTAAATGCTCAAACAGAATTATATAGAGTTATTGGTTTAAATGAAGTGGAGCCAAACAAATATAGCATAAACGCTATTGAGCATAATCCTAGTAAATATTTATTTGCTGAATCTGGTATTAGTTTTAGTGATGCGCCTATAACTAATCCAATCGAAAATACAATATTAGAAGCTAGTTATCCAATAAGTTTATCTTTTTCTACATTTAATAATTTATATTTAAGATATACTATTAACAGAGCAACAACTACTACTAATTACTCTACTAAATTTTGGAAAGTATATGCAAAAGCTGGATCTAATTTTACAACAACTGAACTTAGTAGGCAATTAGTGAATCAACAAGGCGTAACAGTTTTTGTTCCAAATGATTCTTTTCTTGTAGCTACTATAAGCGTAAGTAATGCAAATCAAAGTATTACTGAAGAATTTGTCCCAAGAGTAAATAACACAACATATTATTTTAGAGTATATGGGCTAAATGATAATGGATTCTATTCAAGAACATTTGCTCAAGGAACATATAGTTACAGTTCTCATTTACTAAATGATTTTACAAATTTAATAGAATTAAATAGCTTTTCATATTCTACGACAGAACAAAGAACATCAACGGCTGTAAATTTAAATGGTCCGAATCTTTTTCAAGGAAAATCTATTAATTATAGTTGGAGAATTAATAATTTAGCTTCTGCATTAAAAATTTGGACGTCGGATGATCTAGAATATAGGTTAAGATTTGGAACAGGAACTTTTAATCAAAATACTGCTATTAGTAATACTTTAGGAATAAAAACTTTTAGTCAAAATGGTACTGAGTTTGAAAATTATACTGGTATAGATTCAGCAGTGTTTAATGACGTATTAACTCATAAAAGTTTAAGTGGATTTTGGCTGGCAATAGATGCGAAAGAAAGAACAGGTAATAAATATACTTCTCAAGAATCATTATCTGCTTTACCATATAGTCAAAGTCATGGTTATCTAAAAGGTGATTTTTATAATTTACCACTGAATACGAGGGTTAATCTTAATAACGCACAAGCTATAATTACAAGTTCAAACAACGTACAAATAAGTATTCCAGAGCAAGGAGGTGTCCCAGCAGATGTAGGAAGCACATTTATATTCTTTACAGATAAAGCAAATAGCACGGGTTTTCTAAAAGATGTAGAAATAAATAAATTTTTATTTAAACAAACTCGATTCGATGGATATAATTTTGTAAATGACATGTATAATAGTGGCATACAAATTAGAGAAGCATTTTATGATGGTTCTAGAGGATTTGCTACAAATGATGGTTTTACAAATACTAGCGCATCCGGAGCAATAATCAAAACAGGTTGGTTAGCGTTTAAAATGGCTACAAATTTTGAATCTATGTTGATTGATAGATATACTAAAGATTTTAGCGCTCCAAATAATACTACTTATTCATCTGGACCAGTAAATACTCCTACTGGAATTAACTTTGGAAGATATCCAGCTGGCGTAACTGAAACATATATATGGGATAATAGTGGCGATATGAGAAATATTGCTAATAATTTATTATTCCTTTATCACCCATTCGCAAATCCTGTGCAAATCGGAAATGTTTTAGGAGGAGTTATAGACACTGGAGATTTAGACCGAGCAATAAAACAGACATTTAGAAGTTATAGTAATGGAGGATTTACTAATACTGGAGAATGGAGATTACAAGACGGAACGCTTAGATTACAAAATACGCAACTTATTCTAAATAATGCCTCATATATGAATTTACGAGATACTGCTTACCTTAATGTAGGTGCAACAAATCAATCAGATACTAGTAGAATTTATTTAAACAAAACTTCAATTGAAGCACTTTTCCATACACATATTTCTTTTACTGATGGGATTTCCGGATTTAATCTAACTTTTCCAAATTATACTAGTGGGGGATTAGGTAACGGTTCAGTTAATGCGAATTCTTTTGCTCCAAGAATAAATATTACAAGTGGAACATTAGAAATGCGAAGTGGATTTATTGGTGTAGATGACATTAATATTTTATTTTATAAAAAAAGCGGATTAACAATTCAAGGCGGAGTCGCTGGCGGATTAAGCGGAAAGACTTATGCTATGATTCGCGCATCTACTGGAAGTGGATTACATATTTCTGGCAACTTAACAATAACTGGTGGAACAGGAGCATCTATAATTGCTCCAAGCGGATACTTGCACATGACTGGAAATTTAGGAATTTCTGGAACTACAGTAATTTCTGCTACTGCTGGAACTGCGACTTTGCCAACGAATCCTAGGGGATTTTTAAATGTTAATATAAATAACTCTGGATTTAAAGTTCCATATTATAATATATAATTATTTTTTAATCTTTTTAATTCTTTCTATTAGCTCAAATATTTTTGATTTTGGAATATCTTGAATACAATTTAAACTTTCTGCATTTTCAAATTTCTCTTTCAAAAGTTTTTCTTTTAAAAGATCAAAAGAGATATTTTTATCTTTCATTACTTTCTCCAGAAGATTCTGTGGAGATGTTGGATTTTCTTGTTGGATATTTTCATCAATAAGTTTAGCGTCTCCAAGTTCTTCTTGTGATACAATATTGATTTTCAAAAAATTTCTTACGCATCTAACAAAAGCTCTATTTTCAGCAATTGCAGCTAAAAAGAATCTGGCAAAAGATTTTGTATTATTATGAGTAGCGTCTGCTAGTGCTTCAAAAATTATCTCTTGCCCATTAGTTTCATAATTTGGTAACCATGTTATTCTGCAACTCGTGGCAAAATAAGTTTCTGATGCTGCTACAACTTTATATTCAACCTTAGCATAACCTCTGATTTGAGCAAGCTCTTTAATTCCACCAAGCAGTATTAAAAGATCTTTATCTTCTAGCTTTGTAACGTCAGTCTCTTGCGTCTTTTGACGATTTGGAACAAGATATTCTGTTTTAACCATTTTACGCCAGTTTATGGTACCATCTTCATTATATACATAATTTATATTTTTATTTTCGACTAGACCATATTTATTTCTAGTTATAAGAGATGGAGGTATTTGCATGGTATTTATATCAAAATTTAAAGTATTATCTTCAATTATTGATTTTAATTCGGAACTGCCTATCGAAACCGTATCGTTTTTATCTATTTTTAATGCCATTCTATAATCGTACTATAAATAATTAGTTTAGTCAATCAAAAAAGCATAGCTATCTGCATGCCTCCAAAATATTTCGTCATCAATAACTTGTTGTATATTTTCATTAAAATCTTTAATAGGTTTTTTATCTTTTAAGGCCGCTTCACTTATGTATATTTTATTATTACTTAATATATATCTATTACTTTTATAATATTTACTTTCTGGTATATCGCTCTTCGTCTTAAATGATAATCTTGTAATTAATCCTAAATCCATATAGTCCATTTTTAATTTATTAATTTTTTCTTCAGATAAATATGAGGCCATAATAAAATTTATATTCTGTAATTTTAAATAAGTAGGAAATGCGGGATCATTGTCATCTTCTATTTTATAAAAGACTTGAATTATATTTTTTCTATATTTAGATAATATTTCTTCAGAAATGCTTCTATTTGTTACTATAATACATTTACCAAGTTGTAATTGTCTTTCTAGGGTTTGTTCATTAAATTCAATATCCATTCTAACTATCATATTATCTAAATTTAAAGATGCTGGATTAACTACGCTATTTGGAACAATTTCTATAGTTTTTTGATTAAAGTTGGAACCAATCCATGTATATTTATATTTAAGATTTGATTTGATATTTAATTTATTTAAAATTTCTTGAGCAATTTTATCTGGTTTAATATCATTAACTGTCTTAGGGTTTTCTACTGGAAAATAAGAAGGCTTGTCATTTTCATTAAATGCTTGAATTAAACTTACATCTTTTTTATCACTCCAATATGGATTACCTTGAGAAGGATATATTGTGCTGTATAAACCTACTATTTTTTTATTTAAATGAGAAGCCATCTGAAGATTAAGTCCAGGATAACCTATATATAATAAACTGTTATTAATAATATAAGCCTTTTGATTAAAATTTAATCCAATTATAGAATAAGCATTTATAATCTTATAATCATTTTGATTGCAAAATTGTAATACTTTAATATTCTTTTCTAGTAGTTGTTCGCTAATTAGATTGACTACTTCTTGCCAGTAATCATAGTTCTTGGCTTGGCATTTATTATCGTGTGAATCTATTATAATATAATTATCAATATCTGTAGGATAATATTTTTGATATATATAGGGCTTTGATATTTTAAGACCGCAAGACAAAGCGAATGATTCTAGCGTATGCATTTAATTATTCTAAAAGTTTTTAATGTCAAATTCAATTTTATCTTTTCCATTATGGAGATATGTAAGTACTTTCTGTGTTCCTACATATGGTATAAAGGCTATATCAAAATATCCTGGACTATATTTATTTCCCTCGCACCATATTTGATTTTCCATTTGAGGCATAAATGGTATTACTTTATCAACGTAAGGATTTCCATCTAGAACTTCAAAATATTCTGGTTTTGTAGCTACATATAACACATGGTTTGGATAATTCTTTTTTATAGAACTAAAAAGGCTTGTACTTAAAAATACATCATTTTCATCTTCTGGTATTACATATAATATTCTTCTGCCAGAATCATCTTTATTCAAGAAATCTTCAAATTTAATTTTTTTATTTTTTTGATTTTCTTGCCAAGCCACCTGTTTAAAATAGTTTTCTATGTCCTGTCTTTTCATCCCTTTAGATAATTCTTGCATCCAATATTTATGCCCATCATCATTTTCATCTACATCTGGTCTTTTTAATATATTTGCATATAAACATTTTATCCACTCTGAGTTATCGTCTATATTTGGCACTTTAAAGAAAGGGTCTTGCTCTTCTGGTTCTATAGAAAAATTTTTATAATCTATAAATTCTGCATTATCTATAAACTCTTCAAATTTTTTTCCTATGATTTCTGAAGAATAATTATCTATAGTCCATTGTCTGGCGTTTTTACCCATTTCAATTCTTTTTTGAATTGGCATTTTCCATACTTTTTGTAATTGTTTTGCTATTGAATTTGGAGAGGTCGAAGCTTTTCTAAACTCTGTTCCGTGTTCTCTATATTCTGCCCACTCCAATGGGAGCGAGAAAGCTTCTTCTTCGCACATTTCTTCGCCACATGAATAGTTCGTCACAAGAGTTATAAGCTCGGTTAACTTTGCTTCTTGAATTGGTATTTCTTGGCCACCACTAGTAAATGGATGACAATATACATCCATTATATTATATACTTCATTTAATTGTTTTTCTGATACGCCTAAGCCAACGTTAGTTGTTATTTGGCCTTTTTCATTTTCACAAAATTTACATTTTATATCTTGGCCGATAAAATTTTTAACTTCATAATTTCCACAGGATTTACAAACGTAGGTCGTCAATATTTCATTCTTAGGGATGCCATATTCTTCGGCTAGTTTATAAATATTCCATCCTTCTCCCCAGTGAGTATGCAAAAGCAAAAATGTGTTTTTTACTTCTGGATTTCTATTCTTCCATAATGCATATCCTTCTAATAAATTAGGCACGCTTTTTCTCAATTGATTTCTAAATACAAATCCAACAATAAATGCATTTAAAGGTATATTAAAATTTATTCTTAAATTTTTTCTTTTTTCAATATCTAATTTAAAAAAATTAGTAACATCTAGTGGGCCGTGCATAGTTTTTACGTTCGAATGCCCAATGTCATTTAAAGCTTTTGTAGCAAAGTTACTCCATATCCAATAATTTTTCAACTTTGGAGCGCATTTAATTGCAGATGGTAATATTGGAAGTGAATCTAAAGTCGTCCATATACAGGAAGTTATTTTCTTAAACCATGGCTTATCTATGCTGTAATCTACACCCCAAATATCTTGAACAGCTATATAAACATCTGGCTTTTCCTCTTGAATAACTTTATCAATGTTATATGCTCCATAACTAGCCATTCTAGATTGATTAGGATCTTTATTGAGCTGCTCTATCTCCTGTGGTGAGGAAGGAAGTGACCCTATAGATTTCCAAGGGGTTTTTTGAAGTTCTGGATTATTTTCCTGCATCCCACAACAATAGTGGGATATATCGTATTTATTAGTTTTATATAAATAAGTTAGAAGTGCCTTAGATACCCTACCAAAACCTGTTTTGGCTAAAGCAAAATCAGAATGATATAATAATTTTTTTTTTCTAGACATTACCAGAGTTCGCCATCATTGTCTTTATCATCAGTTTCTACTTCAACTTCTTTTTTATTATTTTTAATTTTTTTTATAGCCTCTATTCTTTGCGCTTCAAAAACAGAGTTAAGTGCATAAGATAGAAATTCTTTTATTAATCTTGCCTCACTAAAATAAAAGCCTATTAAATATCCTTGTTTGTTTTCACTATTTTCCTTGCTTTCTTTATTAACTGTATAAGAAAAACCTACTTGATTATTATCTTTAATATATGGAGAAAGCTTTATCCTTGTGATCTGCTTATCGGAAGTATGATAAGCTGTAAATTCAGAATTTCTTTCTAATGCGTCTAGTATACCAGCGGTTTCTGTTAAAGAGAATTTAATTTTAACGCTTTTTGTTGGATTATTTTGATTTTCAGAGAAAGAACCAATTTTTTTAGATTCATTCCAAGAATGCTGTTTAATTAATGAGCTCCATATCGAGCCATCTTTAGTATTTACTGTAAAGCTACATGCCGTACCTGAATTTTTGCTATTTGGTTTATAAAATGATATCATAATATTGATATTAACTTATTTTTATAGAAATGTCAAATGTTTTTAATTTCGCTTAATTTCATATAAATATCTTGGTCTTGTACAGCTATAAGATCAGCAAATATACAATCTTCTTTTTTAATACCTTTAACTATCACTATATTTTCTATGTCTGGCATTTTATTGCCATTTAAAACCTTACAATTATCAATTTTATCATTAAATAAAAGTACTGTGGCTTCTCCAGTTTCGTCTGCTATTTTTAATCTAAAATACTTAGTCTTCTTTTCGCTCTTTGATATTCCGGAATAAGTATCGACTATTTCTCCAACAAAGGATATTTTTGTATTTATTTCTAATTCAGATATTTCTCTTAAAGATCTTAAATCTGATTTTTTTTCTCTAAAAATATCTATAAGTGTTTTTTCATAAGTATATCCTAAAAGCCTCTTTTCATAGAACCAATTTGCAAAGCTTTCGCTTTTGCTATTTTGATTATATATTTTTAAATATGGTTCATATTTATTTTTTATTGTTTCAAGCCTAGATTGCTTTATTATAACTTTGCTTTTTTCATCTTTGAATTCATTTAAATGTTTTATAATTTTAATTAAATCAAAATCAAATTTTTCTCCGAATGATATAGCGTATTTTTTTTCTTTAATGTTTAATATATTCCATAGCTGGGCTTCTAATACGACTTTGCTTCTAGACTGTTTAAAGCCTGTAAGGGCTCCTGCTTGTATAAGCGAACATAAAACTCCAATATTTAATCCAGATTCTTCTGCTGCTTGAAAGATTTCAAATTTATTAGAATATTTGTTTCTAAAACTATTTAATTTTTCTATAGATTTATCTGAGATGCCTTTAACAGAAAGTAGTCCAAATCTAATGTCTTGATTTTCTATTGAAAAATCCATATCAGACTTTATAATATGTGGTCTTAGTAATTTTATATTAAATTCTGACATTTCTTTTTGTATTTTAGATATTTCGCCTATAGGGTTTGGCTCATTCCTAGTCATTTTTAAAAGCGAAAGAAAGAATTGTTGAGGATAATTAAATTTAAGATAAACAGTAATTGCAGCAAGCGCAGCATAAGCTATAGAATGGGATTTATTAAAAGAATAATTTGCAGAATCTTCTAAAATTTTCCATAAGATCTCTCCTACTTCTTTTGGTATTTTACTCTCTTGACATTTTTCTTTAATTTTATTTTGCCATTCTTTAATCTCTTCGACCTTCTTTTTCCCTACGATTCTTCTTAGAATTTCTGCTTCATCAAGAGTAAATCCTATTTTATTCGCCATTTGCATGAGCTGTTCTTGATATAAAGCTACGCCACCCGTCTCCTTTAAAATATTATCAAAAAATGGATGAATTGTTTCGTATTCATTATAGTTTGTGTGTTTAGCGTATTTGTCAACAAATTGTAATGCTCCTGGCCTTGCCAAGGCTAATACTCCACTAAGCTCTTCTAGATTTTTAGGTTTTACTTTTTGACAAACTTTAAAATTTGTTTCTGCTTCAATTTGAAAAAGCCCATGAGGATTTTTTAAATCTTGTAAATTTCTATATATAGATTCATCATTTAGATTTATATCATTAATTTTTATGCCTATGTTTTTACAAACATCATCTACTACTGATACGCTTCTTAAGCCTAAGATGTCTAGTTTAATATTAAATAAACTTATCCAACTCATATCAAAACTTGACACAGATTCTTTATCTGAAGATAGTTCTGTTGGACATGAATTAATTAACTGTTCATGAGATAGTAATACTCCAGATGGGTGTACGCCTTTGTTTTTTACTAAATTTCTTAATTTCAAAGCCGTTTCATAAATCTCTTTATTGGCGTCACACCAATCTTTAAATCTAGAAACTTCATTATAAGTCTCTTCTATGTCTTTCACCTGGCCAAAGATTTTAGGTATCAATGAAGATATTTCGGTCATTTCTTGCTCGGTCTTTTCTCCTATAATTTTACCACATTCTTTTATTAAAAGTTTGCCACTCAAAGTATTTAAAGTAAGAATTTTACTAGTCTTACCTTTAAATTCTTCTTCCAAATATTGTAAGACTTTGTGTCTATTATAATAACATATATCTAAATCAACATCGCACATTAATGTTCCGTCTAGGTAAATATTTCCATCAATAATTTGTTTTTTGGCTCTAATCTTCGATATAAACCTTTCAAAGTATAAGTTGTATTTTACTGGGTCTATCTGCGTTACTCCTATTAGAAATAATATTAAAGATCCTGCCGCAGAACCTCTTCCAAGACCAACTGGTATATTATTTTTATTACAAAAATTTATTACGCTCCAAACCAGTATAATATAATCTATAAAAGCTAACTCTTTTAAAGTTTCTAATTCATGTTTAGCGCGATCTATATATCTTTTGTATTCTTGAGAATCTTTTTTTAAATTAAGTTTCTTAAACCCTTGCAGAGATAATGCCCTTAAGAATTCGTAATTTGATACATCTTCACTTATGCCTAATTCATGCTTATAAGAATTATCAATTTTAAACTCTGGTAGTCTTACCCCGTGCAGAGGCAAATCTATGTTTTTAAAATTTTTGCCAAAATCTTTAATTTCCAAAGTCACCGTTGTCCTCCATTTTGTCTACTTCTTTATTAAAGACATCTAATCCTTTAGCTAAAATTCTCATGGAATTTCTGTCTTTTAAGGAATAAAAGACATCCGCTTTACCATTCTTTTTGCCTTTTTGTATCGTAATTAAAAGATATTCTATATTAGAATCTTCTAATTTTTGCGTCATATCATAAATATCATCTAAAGATGCCATATTAAATTTCTACCTGCCATTTCAATTTATTCCACACTTTTAAGTTTAAGTCAAGATCATTTAAAGCGTCATGGAGCTTTTCATAATCATGTTCAATTTCAAATTCTTTTCCAAGAGTCGATAGACTGCTTTTAACATCTCTTCTTTTAGTGTGATAAATTTTATATTGATATTCTAGTAGATTTTCGTTTGGTTTATATGGCGTTCCGTATTTAATACCTCTTGCAATACAATTTGTGTCAATAATTTTATTCATCAAATGATCCCAATGACAACCCATGTGTTCATATAATTCTTTAATTAAGAAAATATCAAAGCCTAGAATATTGTGGCCAACTATATAATCAGCATGATCTAGCCAGTCTTTAACAGTCGGAAAAGAGTCTTTTATATTAAGACCTTCCTTTTCAACCTTCTTGTGATCATATCTTGTTATTCTTGCTGCCTCCTGGCTTATTTTTAAATCTGTATCCCATTTTATATAATAATTTTTACTATCAGTTTTGATATCTCCATTAGCTTTTACTAAACCAATCTGCCAAGGTAAGTTATGACAAAAGTTTAAACAAAGATTGAAACTTTCCATATCAATAAATACAAATTTGTTTTGTTTATTAAATCTTAAAAGATGTTCTTGCATAATTAAGCCTTTATGCTTTCATAACAAAATGAATTGCTTGTCATATGAGCCAATTCTGGCTTATTCAAGTTTGTTCTGTTGTTAATACATCTGAAAGTTAGATATGCTTTAAAATCTTTTCTGTTTTTATAAAATACGCTTTTCACATTAATAGTATTAAAGCTGTTTGCTTTCGCAAAATTATTTACTTTGGATTTTATTAGATTATCAAATGGTAAAGAGTTATTTTCTATAAAAAAGAGCGGATTTGTAAAACTAAAATCTGGAACACATATGGAGCCCATTAATGTATTATTAAATATGAAAGAGTCGTAGAAAGGAATACATAAAAGAAGATCGTCTTCTTTCCATAAAGATCTTAATGTTTTATAATCTATTCTTGGTTCATAATAAAAACCCTGTTTACAAGCTATAGTAAAGATATTTATTAAACTTTTATATCCATTATTATTCTTAAAAAAGATTATAGCCTTTGAGGTCTTTTTTCTAGACTCTTCGCTTTTTTCATTTAAATCATCGTTGACAGATATCCTAACTCCATATCTTAAAGATATATTATACTTTTTTGTATTTGTATATGCTTCTAAAAATGAAGTCATATTATCCTCAACTAAATATACTTCTTTTAGTTTATTTTCTTTCGCTATATTTATAATTGAATTTGGGTAAAATTCTTCAGCTTTCTCATCTTCTAGAGTTAATATAGATCTTCCTATGCTATAATGAGATTTAAATATAGGTAAAACTTCCATGGTGTTATTATATTAAATATATATAATATTGTCAATCTAGATCTGAAAAAGCATCTTTTGGATTACTTGTATTGTTATTTTTTATATTCCATTTTGGACACCCTTGGTATTCCCTTGTCTCTACTGAGTAACCATTTACATTTTTAAAATCGTTTTTTAAGCTTGTCTCAACAATCTGGCCATCTTTATTAACTTTAACATAATATTCATACGGATCTTTATATGGGCATCTCCAGCCTCCTATTTGGCACATCCATTTATTCTTATCGCTATCTGCTGCAAAATTTGCTTTTGCAGACTTCTCGTCAAATCTATTTATATAATCATTTATGTGTTCTAAATAATGCTCAAAACCTTTTATTTGATCTTCTGTGAACGTCAATTCTTGTATTGGTTGTTTTGGAAATCTTAAAAATAGAAACTTAACGATAGGCTTTAATTTTGGCCAAATTTTTAAACTCGCAAGGCTATACATCATGGCTTGAATATTGGCTTCAAGGTCATCTCCTCTAAATTTATATTTGGAGCTTTTGTAGTCGATTATATGCATTTCTTTCTTCTTTTTAATAGGCTTATCTATAAAACCCTTAATGTGATATTTGGGGGAATCATTTTTAATATCAAATGGGTATTCTGGTTGAATAATTTTTCCTTCTTTACCAAAGAAATCATGTTTTAATCCGACCATAATCATTTGATCTAAAATTTCAAAATTTGATTCATTTAGGCCAACTTTTGCTTTTAATTTTTTTATTAATTTAGTTACGCTTTTACTTCCAGTGACAGAGTTACTTTTAATTATTTTATTATAATTATGTTTATGTCTTGGATTTAATAATAATTCAAATATCGTATGACAAATTGTTCCTCTTAAAGCTCCATCGTTAGTACTTTGTGGAATCTTTAAATGATAGTTGTTCCAATAAACCCAAGAGCATGTCTCTAAGGTTTTAATTCTTGAAGCAGAAAGCGTTCTTAGTTCTTTGTCCATTTTGCAATCTCTTCTGAGGACATCTCCCCAAAATCTTTTTTCGTAGGTAATTTAATTTTAATTTGATTTACATCAAAATATCTAGAAAGTTTATTTTGAGCTTTTTGAGCAGCTAAATTGCCAGCGCTGTTTTTATTGGAGTCATTATTAAAAGATATAAATATTTTATTTGGATCAATCTTTAATAATAGATTTAAGATTGAAATGCTTATCTCTAAACCAAATGTAACGATCACATTTTTTACATTTGAATCCCACATGGCCAAGCAATCGCCTATACTTTCTACTAGATAAACTTCTTTCTTATTTTTTATATCTTCAATGTTCAAAAATAATGGATAACACCATGCAGATTTATCTCCTAAATGTTTCCATTTTATTTTACTTAAATTTGTAATATCTCTTCCAGAAAATCCAACTATATCCATCTTGCTGTTAAAAATTGGAAAAACATAGCGATTCTTCATTTTTCCGCTTTTGATAACTCCACCTAAAAAAGCACTGAGGGTATCTTCTTTTACTCCTCTGTTAATCCAATATGTATGATCCTTATCTATATTTGATAATAAGCTTTTATCAAAAGTTTTCGTATCTTTAATTTGTGGCCTAGTATATTCGCTTTTTATGTTAGTATATGTAAATTTTTTTTCTTTTAGCCATTCTTTGGCTGTCTCATCATTATTTAATTTTAATGTTTTTTTAATTAAAGACGTGAAATCACCGCTAATGTTTTCTTTAAAATCAATCCAGTTGCCACTATCTTTATAGATCCTTAAAACTGTATCATTATCGCTATCTCTGTATATAGGTTTTGTTCTATATTCTTTTCCGTAATCTTTTAAAGAATATCCTATGCTGGTAAGTATTTGATGGATATCTACATTATTTTCCATTGTAGGGCCTCGCTGGTTATTGGAAATTTTTTTATAAAAATATTTTTACATTTCTCAGCAATAACCCTATGTTCTTTCTGAGTATTTTTTTCTGTCCTTAATTCAATATAATGTATCCAGCTTCTTAATGATCCTTTCATATACATTGTGGTTTGCGTTGTTAATGGCAATATCATTCTTGCTACTTCCTTAGCCACTCCATTTTCTATCATGGATTCATAGCAATGTTGACTTATGGATATGGCTTCGGCAATCAAATGGTTTATATTCTCATAACCTTTTGTATCTATTGGCATTAATCTTTCTCCGACTTGTCGATTTTTTTCTCCCTGTAATCTAAGTTCTATATCTTCATAATCATTCGCTACACTATATCTTTGACTAAATTCTTGAAACGAAAATGATCTATGCCTTAAAATTTGAGCTGCAATTGCTCTACTTGTTTTGATTTCCAAAGTCATATCTACCATTTCAAATGGCGACCAATGTCTGTGCTTAATTAAAAATTCTAAAAGTTTTGGGGCAGTTTCTAGATTCATTTGATTTGATGGATTGCTGACTCTAGCACAATATGATATTAAATCTTCTGCGTTTTTTATGCCTTCAATATAAGGATGAGTTACAGAAATTAATTCTACGTTCATAATAGCTCTCCATCATTTTGATTTGTATCATTAAGCTCATATTGCTCTCTTTGTCTTGTGGCAATATCTTGCAGAGATCCTCTTTCTTCTATCTTAAAGTTTTGGACATTGTAATTCAAATAGTTTTGCGCCCAAACTTCTTTGCCAGCGGAGTCTAACCTTCTGACTAAATCTTGATGACCTGCCGCTTCTTTTCCTTGAAATCTTGTTTTAGTCGGAATTAATTTATGAGTACCGAACTGTTGACCATCTAAAGCTAGTTCGTCCAGAGTTTTTCTTCTAAATATTGCGACGAAGGAAGCGAACCATTGTAGTCTATCCGACAATGCGATTACGGAACTATCGTCTACAACGGTATTTGAATTTCTATTAAAATTTTCTCCAGAACGATTTAATTGCATTGCGGTGACTATTGGACAATTAATTTCTTCAGATATTCTTTTTAATTTATCTATTTTTTCTCCTATGGCTTGATGCTCTGCCCAATTATTGCCAACTTTTTCTCCAGTCAATTTTATATAATCATATGCTATCAATGCTTGATTTCCTCTTCCTACTTTTGATAGATACCAGCGCCTAATTATTGAGCAGATTTGATCTATATTTTTACTTCCTACATGATAATGATAGTATTCATAATTTTTAACTAATTGCCAAGCGGCTCTAACTTTTTTTGTCATCTCCTCATTTTTTCTCCAATTACCTGTCTCTAAATACCACATAGGTACATCTGCCAAAGAAGAAACCATTCTTAATTGAATATCAAAGGTCTGCATTTCTGTGTCTAAAATCAATGTTTTTACTTTATTTTTTGGATTAATACTTGCATTAAAACATATATCATTTATCCATGTAGATTTTCCCTGACCTGGACGACTAACTATAGCGTAAATATTTCCATTTTTAAGACCACCATAAAGTCTATTAAATTCTGGATAAGATGTAGTAAGCCCTACTTCCTCTTTTGGATTATTTCCGATCTCTTCAATAACGTCTTCGACATTGTTAAATAAATTAATTGGCTCGTCATTAATTTCATAAGATGATATTTTCTTATTATAAATAGAATCGCACTCAGCAATTATTTTATCTATTGGTTCTTCAGGGCTCTTTACAAGAAAATCTTTTAGCTTTTCTGCGGTCTGAGAAATCTCTCTTCTGATTCTCAATTTTAAGAGCTCTTTACATGCATTAATAGTAGCTTCCTCGGTTATTTGAGAGAAGCTAAGGTTATCTATATAGTCATAAATATTAATATCATCTTTAAAAGATATGCCCAAGTTTTTAATTTTTTCAGCTAAAAGCACCTTATCAATCTTTTCTCCTTTTTGAGCTATGCTTTTATATACAGAATATATTGAAGAGTGGACTTCATTAAAAAAGTCATTTTCATTTAGAAAAACATCAATATCTGGAAATAGATTTTGATATTTAATTAACCCGCTCAGTACGTGTCTTTCTACCTGTATTGAATAAATCATTAACCATTATGATACTAGATTAAAAAATAAAAGTCAAGAGCCTTTTAATTTTTATCTTCTAAGTCATCAAAATCATCATCTTCTCTATTTGTTTTGGCAATTTGATCTGTTGTGGCTTCTAAATTTAATTGGTCTATACTTTGACTCCAAGTATTAACATAATACAATAATGCCATAGCATTTATTTGATTATCAAATTTTGTAAATACTTGGGGCTCCCCTTTACTTGAAAAGTTGAACATTATATATCCTCCGAAACTGCATTCATCAAGTTGCTTTAATAGTGAATCTGGTATTTTAAAACTTTTCTTTTTATTTGTCACCAAATAATTTTACACTTAAATAATAAAAATTTGGAACTTTTCTTGTATATAGTCTAAAGAGACTTTTTTTAAATCATTTTCATATAATTGCAAGAATTTAAAATTATTCATTTCAAGCCATTTTTCTTTTTTTACATCTCTTTTTATACTATTTAAATATTTTAATCTTGAGTCTCCGTGAAAAAATTTATTAAAGGATTCATGTTGATCGCCTTGTATCTCAACTGCAATTCTTTTTGTTGCATTTAATATATCAACTTTAAGCATTGTTCCATACACGGGGAACTCTTCATATACAATATGGTTTTTCCAGAATGGATAAAAAAACTGTTTAAAATTAAATTGAAGCTTACTTCTACTTTTACCTTCCCAATTTATAAGATTTTTTCTTACATTTTTATTAACGAGTTTACCGTTAATATTTAATAGTCTCATGTTGCCAATGTAGAGATGAATTTATTATAAAAGTAATTTGTAATATCTTTATTATCTTCAAGATAAAGCCTTAAGTTATCTATACCTTGATGCTGTTTTTTAAGTTCAATATTAGACTTTTTAAGTTCTTCTATAATTTCATCTGAAAAAGTTACCCATGCTCCTTTTGCAGTGGCGAATTCCCAGCTCAAAATCTGATCGATTACTTCGTACTCTTTCCAAACTGATGCGCCGTCTTTTCTTCCATATTTTATTGGATATTGAACTTTAGAGTTAGTGGACTCATTTGTTGATTTTTTGATAGCGATCTTTACATTATGTCCAATAATTTTATTTTTAATTGGGTCATATTTTTCATTTGGTTTTTCAAGAATAAGATCTTTATTATAACGTGGTTCAAATTCAAGAATCCAATTAGCAAAATGAAGAAGAGCATTGCCTCCTGTTGCGCTAGTTTGTCTTATATCTTTATTTGCAGCGTATGGATCTAGTTTGATATCCGAGCGTACTTGACTAATAAAAATCGCCATATGGCCGCGCTTAGATAAGGCTAAAGATATTTTTTTCATTAACATTGATGATATCACTGCTCCACCAGCAACTTTCGTAGCTTCACTTAAAGTTTTTTCTTTATCATTTTTTGTAATCAATCCATCAACTGAATCTAATATAAAAATATATCTTTTGTTTTCTTCATTATTCTGGATAAGTTCTTTCATCAATTCGGAAACAGTTTCAAAGACATTCGACTCAAAAACAAAGCAAGTTCCATCTTCCCATTCATCTGGATTTGTAACAAACTTAATTCCAGATCTTTCTTGGACTTCTTTACTCAATCTTCCTTCCGCTTTAAATAGCAAGGCCTTAGAGTCTTTTAAGGAAGTGAGAAAATTTTTTGAGACCTCTAAAGCTTCGCTAGTTTTACCGCCCTCATTCATTCCAATGAATCTATGTAAGCCTGGGCATAGTCCTCCTCCAGTGGCAATATCTAAATTTAGGCTTCCAGTTGAAACTTTATAATAGATTTCTTCTTCAAAATTATAATGATCATCTTTATTTTGTTTTAAAAATGCGGATAATCTAGTTTTTGCTGATGGTAGATTGCTTGTTTCTACTACTTCTTCTTTAGGTTTTCTTCCCATATCTTATAAATTCTAGCAGGGTTTTAGGTTTTTGGCAAACATTTTTATCTTCACCAATTTTATTTTCTTTGATATTATATGTATTTTTATTTATTATTAATCTATTTTTTTTGTCTTCTATATTTAAAAAAGCCTTGCCATCTTCTGTTAAAAACCAAGCTAAGCTAGGCAAATTTAAATCTTTTAAGGATTTCCAGTAAGTTAAAGTCTTATATTTTTTTATTAACTTTTGAGCTATTTTTATTTCTCTTGGCCAATTTGGTTTTGTTTTTATAAACTTTTTTACGATTAATTGGCATAATTTATGGTTTGTAATTTTCAATATCCCATTTTACCATTCTTTCAACCAGATTGTCAAAGGAATTTTCAGGTTTCCATCCTAATTCGACTCTAGCTTTTGACGAATCTCCTAGTAGAAGATCTACTTCTGCTGGCCTATAAAAATTTGGATCGGTTTGTACTAATATTTTTGTTGCAATATTTCCATCTTTTAGTAAGTAATCTGGTAGAACATATAAAGTATTAACGCCTTCTCCCGTCCATATTCCGTCTTTTATATTAGCATATGAAAATGATTTTTCTACAAATTCTTTTATAGAGTGAGTTTCTTCGGAAGATAAAATATATTCCTTTGGCTTTTCTTGATTTAGCATAGTCCATATGCCTTTAACAAAATCTTCCGCGTGACTCCAATCTCTTTTAGATTCTAAATTTCCTAGTTTTATTGGTTCAAATGGTATTTTATTATCTATGGCATATTTAATTCTGGCTACTCCTTTTGTGATTTTTCTTGTGACAAATTCCTCTCCTCGCCTTTCGCTTTCATGGTTATAGAGTATACAGTGAATAGCATATAAATTATAAGACTCTCTAAATACTTTTGTTATATGTCTTGCTGACGCTTTCGCTGCTCCATATGGAGATCTTGGCTTTAATGGATGTTTTAAATCTTGCGGAGAATATTCTACATTGCCCATTTCCTCGCTAGAGCCAGCTGAATAAAATCTGCAAGATGGACAATTTTTTCTTATAGCTTCCAAACATCTAAGAACGCCTAAAGCTGTTACATCAAAAGTCTGCTCTGGCATAATCCAGCTTGCTCCAACAAAAGATTGTGCGGCGAAATTAATGAAATAATCTGGTTGTATGTTTTTTACCATATTCTCTAAAGAAGATCCATCAGATAAATCTCCATAAATTAATTTAAAATTTGGATGATTTATTATTTTAATTAAATTTGAATAATTTGGATTAGACGATCTTCTTATCATCCCATATACTATATGACCCAAAGATAGGCAGTACTCCGCCATATAAGATCCATCTTGACCGCTAACTCCTGTTATTATAATCTTTTTCATCTTAAAGATTATTGATATAATTCAACAATTTATCTAAATTATTTGAAGAGACTTTACTATGTAGTCCAACATAAAAACCATTATTATTTAATACTTCACTATTTTTATAATGTTTATAGTTAGCGTATTTTTTAAAACAAGTTTGTCTTAAAAGATTACCAGAGATAATTGGCCGTGTTTCGATGCCATTCTTTTTGCAAAAGTCTAAAGCTTTTATTTTATCTTTTTTGTTTTTACATATAACAGGAATGCAAAATGGAACATGAATTCTATTATCAAAATTTTTTGGTAAGGAGGCTCTTTGGGTATATTTATGTATATAATTATTATAAATATTAATTCTTTTATCTATATAAAATTTTATTCTTTTAAAATCTAATAATCCTATCAACGCATTGATATTAGTATTCCTAAAGTTATTACCTAATAAATAGAAATCAAATCTTGAATCTACATTTTTATTTAAATACTTTTGATTATCTTTTACGCTTCTTGTCATTCCGTGGTTTCTTGCCATTAGAAAATAATCGTATTCTTTATCTGAATTAGTGAATATAAATCCACCTTCTACGCTTTGCAGTTGGTGGCCAAAATAAGTACTTGTCGTGGAAGTAAAGAAAGAGCTCACGTTTTTATTTTTGAAAGAACCAAATGTATTTTCACAATTATCTAACATAAATTTTACTTTATATTTTTTTTCTAGATATATAATTTTGCCTATATCAGGAGTATAACCCAATAGACTTGTAATAAAAACACATGATATATTTTTAGATTTTTTAATTAATAAATCTTCTAATTTGTTCAAATCCATTGACCAATCCTCAAGATTAATATCAACAAAATTAGGAGTAAAGCCTTCTCTTATAAAAGGCGAAACGGAGGTAACCCATGTCGTAGATGGAAATACTATAATATTTTTGTTCTTCGAATATTGATTATCTTTAAGATACATAGCTAACAATGTATTTGCAAGAGAACCATTTGCGACAAATACTGCGTATTTTACTCCAACATATTCGGCCATTGTTTTTTCAAAAAGCGAAACCTGATCGCCCATAGTCCACATATCTTTTTTCTTTAAGAAAAACTTACATATATTAAATTTATCTTTTAATGTAAAATTAGATTCGTTTAGATTCCACATGTTTTTCATAAGTTCTTTTTATTCCTTCATAGAGCGGGGTAAATTTAAATCCATTTAAAATACTAATTAATTTGGCTGACGAGGCATCTTTTCTATATTGACCATCTGGCTTTAATATATCCCATTGTATACTAATATTGTTTGCATTGCAAGCTCTTAGTGCTATTTCTGCTATTTCTTTTATGCTTTTAACTTCATCGGTGCATACATTGCAACTTTCGTTTATATTATTTTCAACAAAATTAAAAATAACTTTTGCTAAATCGTCTGCATACATAAATTGTCTTAAAGGCTTCCCTGTGCCCATTAGTTGTATATTTGTGTTATTATTTTTTGCATTATAAATTTTATTTAATAAACTAGATAAAAAATGAGCCTTATCGCCTTCAAAATGATCATATTCGGAATATAGATTGCACGGAGTTAGATATGTATAATTTTTATTATATTGTTTATTATAAGCTTCAATTTGAACAGCCATACATCTTTTAGCATATCCATAAGCAAAATTTGTTTCCGTTGGTGGTCCTTTGTGTAAGAGGCTCTCGATCATTGGGTACTCATTGTCATCTACTTTATCTGGATAAATACATGTACTTAATATACCTATAAATTGATTAACACTTACTTCATGTGCATATTTTAATACATTTGTATTAATCATAATATTTTCTTCAAAAAATTGAACGGGGTTTTTGATATTGTCCATAATCCCACCAACTTTTGCTGCCAAATGAATTACTTTCTGTGGTCTAATATCATGCATTAATTCTAAGACTTCTTTTGGATTTTTTAAATTACAATCTTTACTAGATATAAAAATTCCATTTGGTAAATATTTGATTAGATGCTTGCCAACCATACTAGATCCGCCTGTTATTAAAATTTTCATATGTTATTATATATAGTATTTTCTGCTAATAGATATTGCTTGGCTCTTGTAAAGTTTTCTATTATAGCTGGAATCCTTTTGGAATATTCATGATCACTTATATTATTTAATATTTCATCTAATTTATCTAAAGAATCAAATTGGATTATCCCATTGATATCAAAGAAATTGCCTATACTTGAGCATCCATAGTAAATCGGTATTGTGCCAGTCACGAAGCAGTCAATAAGTTTTTCTGTAAACCAAAAATTTTTTATACTATTTTCTATTACGATCTGAAACTTAAAATCTTTTAAAACTTCTATTTTTGATATTATTTGTTTATAACCATTTCCAAATAGTTCAAATTTATTTTTAAATCTTTCTATGCATTTCATTCTTAGGTTATGTCCAGTTAAAAAATTTTTATTAGAAGTTATCATGCATATCATTCTGCTTTTTTCATAAATATTAAAATCTTTTTTATCAATCCAACAGCCTCCGTAAGGTATAAAAACAGAATTTGGTAATTTTAGAATATCTTCATCGTGAGAATATATTTTATAGAATAGATTATAATTATTTTTCACATATGAATATTTTTCTGGACAAAGCTCTTGGGGTTCTATTAGCCATGCAATATCTTTTTTATTGTTTCTTCTGGATGCAGTTATAAAATTATCTGTATATATGATTATATCTTCATCAGTATAGTTATTTGATCGATCCCATTCGATCTTATCACTAAATTGAATTGGGGGCATTGGGTTGTTGCTAAATATGCAATGAGAAAAGCTAGAATCTTTTATAAAAATTTTTTTCGGTATCATTTTGAAAATAGATATCCTTTGACATAGACATGATCTAACTCTGTATTTTTTAGGACATATAAAGCGTCTTCTATTGAAGATAATATTGGCAATCCTTTAATATTAAAGGACGTATTTAATATGATTGGTATTCCACCAAGATTTTGCATTGAATTTAAAATATTATAAAATATTTCATGATCTTTTTCTTTTACAGTTTGAAGCCTTGCCGTCCCATCAAAATGAGTTATGGAGGAAAGAGTTTTTCTATAATTTTCTTTGACGCTTGGGGCATAACTCATATATTTTGAATAGAATGCATTTTCAAAATATATACTTTTATCTTTATCTCTACATACTGGCGCGAATGGTCTAAACCATTCTCTAAACTTTACTTTATGATTAAGAATATCTTTCATGTTATCTACGCATGGATTACATATAATACTTCTATTGCCAAGGGCTCTTGGGCCTACTTCTGAACAATCATTAATTATACCTACAATTTTACCATCCAATATAATTTTAGCTAAATCATTAATTGACACTTCTTTGGCGTCAAATTCTTTTATATAATAATTTATTTTATTTGCATCTAAAATTTCTATTCCATTGTATGTAAGATCTTTTTCTATTTTTAATTCTGTAAAATATAAAAATTGGCCGAGGGCAAGCCCGCAATCATTTGGATTCGCAGGAACGAAAAGGTCTCGGTTGATTTCATTTAGTCTTTGTTTTAATTTTTGATTTAAGAGAACATTTAGCGCACATCCACCGACTAAGACTACATTCAAATTCGAAGAAAATATCTCCTCCCAAAATGTATTAAAAAATATTTTTTCAAAAACATACTGGGATGTTGCTGCAAGATCATAACTTTGCTGTCCTTTTAAAAAATTGAAAGTTAGATCTAAATTTAAATCTCTCGATAGTTTATTTAAATCTTTGTGAAAGTAAAAATTTTCGATAGGTCTTACCCACTCATTAATGACTTTGCCGTATGCACATAAACCCATCACTTTTCCTGCATATGCTAAAGATTGCAATTCGCTATCTGGCCCAGGTTTTATTTCAGCAATTGGACATCCTATCATCGCGTAAGGTGTTCCAAAATCTAAGTTGTAATTCTTGTGATTAAAAATTTTATTATTTTTACCAATAAAGGTTTTTGTAGATGTAGTATATTCAATTTCATTGCCCCCTCCATCAATAGATATTATCAATGCTTCGTCAAAGTTTGATGTATAGTATCCGCTGGCTGCATGGGCAGTATGATGCCCTACTTTAACTAAGGTAGCATTTTCAAATATGGTTTTTAAAAATAATAGATCTGTTTCTGATAGCTCATTATATATTAATGTATTTATTGAGTTCTTATCTATAAAAGTGCATATGTATTCTATAAATTTTTTTCTTAAAGTTTCATCCGTGCCTACGCCTTTTCTATGATCAAATCTGTCCGAATACATTGCATATCTTTGTTTTACAAATCTTTCGTATTCTAATATTTTAATATTATCATTTCGATCAATAAAGACGGCTGATGCGTCATGAGATCCGTAAATGCTTAATATATTTTTTAAATTTTTATCCATGACTGAGGTATTAAATCTCTTATTATAAAATCATTCCTATCTTTAAACCAATGATTGGGGGCTATAATTTTTTTATTATGATTTTGATTTAACCATGCTCCCCACCAGCTATAAGAACTATTTGCTATAATATTATTTTTGCACAAAGCCATTAAATATAGATCTTCTAGATCCGTATTTCCTTGTATTATGTTAAATTTTTTATCAGTAAAATTATTATAACAATAATTAAGATCATCGCTAAAAACGAAAACTTTTTTTGAATCTAACAATTCAATTGCATCCATGTAGTATTTTATATCTAAATTATTATAAACATTGCTAAGAGATAGGTAATTGCCTCTTCTCAGATGTATGCTGGTGATTTCTTCTTCAAATACTTCTGGATACCTTTTTTTAAGATTATCAAATATTCTACTATTAGAAAAAAAGCTATCTACTATTAGTTTCCTATTTTTTATAAAATATTTTTCACTTTGAAAATATCCATTAATAAAAATATTAGTATCTTTTGGTAAATCTATTTCACTAAAAGAAAAGTCTTTTTCTGTAAATTGAAAGAATCCATCTATGTTTGTTATTTCTTCATATTGCTTAAATATACTCTGTTTATATATTTTTGGATCAGTATGTAAATAACCTATGTGATAATATCTTAAGCAGACTTTTAAATCGTATATAACAGATAAATTTATTGCATTTGCTAAAGAAAATAAAATGTTACCTAACCCGCCTTGCATTTGAAATGAGATTATTTTCTTCATGCTGAGAATTTGAATCTTTCAAAATTGCCTTTTATCCAATCTCTATAATCATAGAAATTATGTTCTATATCAGAAAAAGACGCGCTTTGTAAAAATAGCATTGGATTAGATATAAAACTGTTATAATTTCTTAATATTCTCTTGCTTAAAAAGACATCTATGGCTTCATTCTCGTTTATCCAATCGAATATTGAATTTGTGTCTGGTGCATTTTCTAAGAGAGTGTTGTATATTTTACAGTTAAACGCCAGAGCGTGCGTAGTATGGGACGAATTTAATTTAAAAAGATTTTCTGAATATTTGGAGATAGGATTTATACCATAGCTATTATCTAAATTGCCTCCAAGATATAAAATATCCCAATCTTTTGGTAATTCTTGTAAAGATTTGTTTAGGTTATTAACTGTTATTTTTTCATCAAAAAGTAGTTCAAAATCATCTTCTAGAACTAAATAATTAGATATATTTTTCTCTTTTGCATTTTTTAAAATTTTAAAATGAGACATGCAACAACCAGCTCTGCCTAAAAATTTTTTATATTTCTCATCGCTGTGATTAAATTTCACTGCTGGAAATCTTTCTATTTTATGTAGAATATTTAATTTATTAAAATTCTCTAAGCATTTTTCCCATCTATCTTTTCTTTCATCTAAATTTATACAAAAAATTTTTTCGAAGAAATCGAATGCATTCACTTTAATGCTTTTTCCCAAAATACTTCAGAAGCTTTGGAACAAGATTCTTTAAATGAATCTAGCCCATGTTTGTCCATATCATGGATACATCCTACAATATTTGGATTAAAGCAAATCAACTTTGTTCCACAAATACACGCTTCCGCAACAGACCTACAAAATGGTTCTGGTAAAACTGGAGTATAATATAATGTTTCATATTTATTGTATAAATCTGGCATGGATTCATAAGTCACTGGTCCGAGAAATTCTACATTTTTACATGTAGAAGCTAAATGATCAAATACTCTTGCGCCCCAACCAGCTATTACAAAATTAATATTAGGATTTGCTAATACAAATTCAAAAAAAGCCAAGGTACCCTTAAGTTCATGCATAAACCCAACATATAATATTTTATCTTCTCTTTCCAGCTGTTTATTATAAAAAGTTTTTGAATCTATAGGGTCTGGTACAATTTCAACATTTTTAAATATATCTCCGTAATAATTTTTAAAAATTTCATAATGGAAATCTGTCAAAAAGAAAGTTTTTTTACAAGAATTAAATAGTAGTTGCCTGTCTTCTTTTGATAAATATCTATTTAAATCATGCTCAAGTCTTACGTGATTTTTATGCTCACTTATCTTTTTTATAACTTCTTTATCAGATCTGTATATGGCTTCTAGATTAGAAGACACAAGAACGTCATAATCATTAAAATCTGTTACTTTAAAATTATAATTATAATTTGCTTCAAAAATAGAATGCCCTAACTCTCTACCTTTATTTATCAAAAGTTCATTGCTTCTTTGAGCCCCACCTATTGTATGATTTAGGTTAAAATCAGATATCCAAAGTATTTTTTTATTTTCCATACTAAATTGTATGGTTTTTTTATTATAAAGTCAATTAAAATTAAGCTAAATTAACACCGATTTAATATATTTACATTATTTTTTTTATTGACAAAAACACTTTATTTAGATACTATGTATAGAACATACCGCCATATTTAGCGGATAAGGTTTGTCGTACTCCGAAAAACGATAAGTCTTATTAATCCATAACGTGGGCAACGCTATCGGAGCTTGCGACCCAGAAAACCACTTTTTAGTGGGTGTGTAGGTATAGGGCTAACACGCGAATGACAGTTCTACCGGTGTCTGATAAGTGTTAGGAGCCGAAAGGCTTTATAGACTCAATTGGGAATTTGGATTAATAGGCTTTAACACCCTGAAAACAGGGAAAGCTCCGCTTTGAAGAGCTCATTGGGAATTTAATTACAAAGATTATAACATACACCTGTTTATCTAAAAGATTAGTTATTAACATTTATTTGTAAAATTTTCTTTTATTTTTTAAAAAAAGACTGTAAACTCTTCTTTGGTCTTATGAGTAAAAATGTTAATGTAAAAAAAAGAAATGGTTCTATAGAAAAATTTGATTTAGAAAAAATTCATCGAGTAATTAATTGGTCGATCAAAGATCTCAATAATGTTAGCTTAACAGATATTGAAATAAATGCAAAGATTAATATGCACGATGGAGTATCCACAAAAGAAATCCATAAACTTTTGATTGAATCTGCTGCGAATTTAATTTCTACTGAAAAACCAAATTATCAATTCGTAGCTGGCCGTTTATTGAATTATCAATTAAGAAAAGACGTTTGGAAAGGAAAGCATGCGCCTCGTTTATTGGAATTCATAAATCAAGGATTAAAATATAAAATCTATGACTCTATAATTCTGGAAAAATATGATGAAGATGAATTAAATAAAATGGGCGAATTTATTGATCATGAAAGAGACTACAATTTTACATATGCAGGAATTAAACAGTTATGTGATAAATATCTAATTAAAGATAGAGTATCTGGTAAAATTTATGAAACTCCACAATTTGCTTATGTATTAATTGCTGCTTATGCTTTTATAAATTATCCAAAAGAAACAAGACTAAATTATGTTCGTAAGTTTTATGATGCTATCAGCAAGCATAAAATTAATTTACCAACACCTGTAATGGCAGGAGTAAGAACTCCAAGTAAAAATTATGCAAGTTGTTGTTTAATTGGAGTAGACGATTCTCGTGATAGTATTACTGCTAGTGCGACTGCTGTTAGTATGGCAACTGCTAGTAGATGCGGTATCGGTATTGATGTGTCTAAAATTAGAGCTATTGGGTCACCTATTAAAAATGGTGAAGTAGTTCATACTGGTCTAATTCCATTCCTTAAAATCTACGAGAGTAGCGTAAAAGCATGGCAACAAAATGGATTACGAGGTGGTAGTGCCACTTGCAATATTCAATGGTGGCATTATGAGATTGAAGATATTGTAGTGTTAAAAAATAACGCTGGAACAGATGATAATAGAGTTCGTAAACTTGATTATACAGTAGGTATGAGCAAACTTTTCTATGATAGAGTTTTAAAAGATGAAGAGATTACTCTCTTTAATACAGCTGAAGTTCCAGAGTTGTATGAAGTTTGGGGTACGAAAAACTTTGATAAAGTATATAAAGAATGTGAAAGTAAAAAATTAAAAATCAAAAAGAAAGTATCTGCTCGAAAACTATTCTCATTAATAATCAAAGAAAGAGTAGAAACTGGTAGAATTTATATTCTTAATGTTGACCACGCAAATGATCATGGTGCATGGTTAGATAAAGTTACAATGAGCAATCTTTGCACGGAAGTTATTCATCCGACTATGCCATTAAATGATTATCATGATAAAGAAGGCGAAATTGGCATGTGTATTCTTTCGGCAGTCAATATGCTAGAAATTAAAAATTGGCAGGATCTTGAGAAGACTTGCGATCTTATCGTAAGATTTCTTGATGAAATCATTGAAATTCAAGATTACTTTAATATTGCTGCTGAAAATTTTGCAAAGAAACGTCGTAGCCTTGGCATAGGCATCACAAATTTGGCAGCTTATCTTGCTAAAAATGAATTAAAATATACTTCTGATAAAACACTTCCAGTATTAGATGAATGGATGGAGCATTTTCAATATTATCTTTTGAAGTCTAGTCTTGAATTAGCTAAAGAAAAAGGTAAGTGCAACAAATTTGATAGGACTAAATATTCTAAAGGTGTCCTTCCTATTGATACATATAAAGATAAAGTAGATGAAATTTGCAAACGCAAACTATCTCTTGATTGGGAAAAGCTAAGGAAAGACATTAAAGAATTTGGATTAAGACATTCAACATTATCATCTTGCATGCCTTGCGAGAGTAGTTCTGTTATTCAATCTTCCACAAATGGAGTAGAACCAATTCGTAGTCTTATTACTTATAAAATGAGCAAGATGGGCAAATTACCAGTATTAGTTCCAGGAATTGGTAAATATGATAAGAATTATGAATTAGCTTATGAATTAAAAGA